TTATACCCGTTCTGTGTACTTCAATGAAATCCACCCCGCACCGGACTTCAACTTTCCCCAGCCGTTCTGCTCTGCTGTGATGGTATAAACACCGCCTTTCTTAACTGTGGTGGTGACCTTGTAGGACGTGCCGGAGCCGGCACGTACATTCAGTGTGTTGGCGGTGATACGCACCTTGTAGCTGCCGAATGTCGGCTGCTCTGCAGGCTGTGACGGTGTCACAGTAGGCTGTGCAGGCGCCGCAGTCCTCGCAATGTATTTAATACCTGCATATTCGCAGAAGCCCTTTGCAGCTTCTTCTGCACATTCCATGCAAAATGCATCCGACTGCATCAATTCAGACTCTCGTTTATTTGTCATAAACGCACATTCAATCAAAACAGAAGCCTTTGTTCCCATTACAGAACAGTTACACATAGCCAGTGACTGAGTTTTCACGCCTCTGTTTTTCTGCTGGGTTCCCTGGATAAGCTGCGCCTGAATACATTCTGCCATTCTTCTGCTATCTCCCGGAGCCTTGTTACTGATAAGGGTTCCGATACCATTGCCGGAGTTATAGGTTTTTCCGTTTCCTGATGCATTAAAATGGAAGCTGATTGAATAGTCACATCCTGCTGCCTTAATAGCTCTCTGCCGTGCACCGAGGCTTGTATCAGGGTCATCTTTGCTGTTGTCATCATCCCAGCCAGTCTTGATATACGGTACCCCGCATCTGTCCATTGCCGCTGCAAAATAGGATGCCACCTTTACATTTGCCCAATGTTCCCGATATCCCGCCGGTGTTCTTTTTCCAGCCGTGTTGCTGCCATGTCCTGCATCAACTGCAATCTTCATAGTATCTACCTTCTTTCCTTCATCAAATCGTGTTAAATTGTAATTTCTGATAACTGCCATCAGATTGTCCACATACTTTAAGGATGTGGCGTATCCATCCGCTCTGATGTTCTGCAGGTATTCTCCCGGGTTTGTGACACCTTTCAAATTTGCGTATCTGGAATTATTGATAAAATCAAAATATCCTCTCACGCATGCTTCCATGTCCGGGAAGGCAAACCATTGCATCGGGGCTGATGTGTATGTTCCATCTGCCTTTTGTTCGCTACCCACTTTGGCATAGCTACCGATTGCCGTGGGGCATCTGCCCGGCTTATATTTCAGCCCAAAGTAATTGTTTGCCTTAACTGCCAGCTCCGAAGTGCCTCTGGCAGACTCCAGTACCGCCTGCGCTATGATAGGGCTATGTACGCAGATACCATATGCCGGGGCATACTTCTGCACATATGCCCCGATTTTCTCGATAAACTCTGTGGTGTTCATGGTATTACTCCTCTGTATCCTGCTTGATTGTGGCCGTATCCTCAATTTGCGTTTTTATGTACTTCACGATGGGCATCAGGAATGGCGGCATCTTTACACCGATATCTATCATGTTCTCCAGAATGGATATCATCTCATTCACAACCAGCCAGCACGCAACCACTGTGGCTACCACAAACGGAATAACCATATTGATCCCGGCAGTATTGATCGCATACTGTATTAGTACATCCATAAAAAATCCGACCACGATCAGGAGCCACATGCATACTTTTTTGATAATCCCACGGATGCTTTTATAGCTGCTGATTTTCTTATCTTTTCGATACTTGGCAGCGCATAATCCGGTCACGTAATCGATGATGTTACATCCCACCAGAAGAAACACCGGTATTGCCAGTATTCCTAACCAACTCATCAATGCAGATAATACCGTAATAATAATTGCTTTCACTCTTTCCATAATGCTTACCTTTACCTTTCTTTCTCTTTGAATGCAAAGAGCCGGTAACCACGTTTGTGGCTATCGGCTCTTAGGCGCTTATTCCTCTTTCATTCCATTGTCACCTTCTGAAAACTCTCCAAGTGCTTCATAATAAAAATACCAGCCGGTATAGTTATATCCGTTTTTCACCTTAAATCCCTTACCGTCTTCGGTGAAAAGCTGGGATACATTGGTAGGGATGCCAACTGTATCGTTGGTGTCCTGTCCTGTTTTGCCTACAGTAGTTGTGGATATTCTGGAGTCATATACATGGTGGCTCCGCACCGTAGAGTTCAGCACTACAGTTACCGCAATATACACCGGTACAAAACCGCAATCGACGGATACTGTAGTCTGCGCCGGAATATCTAATCTACCGGTTTTCACCCGTTGTTTCTTTCCCGAATTACGAAATCTAATAGCCATGTAAATCCTCCTATTTCTCTGTAATCCTCACAGCTTCAATCACAATATCCCCAGAAGTTGCGGAGTCGAAAGTAATCGTCATGCTGCCCTCTGTCTGTGTTCCGTGGGGCACCGCATCCGCCATGATACCTTCTGTATCGTTACTTGGGTATACATCAATGAGGGAAGATGCTGTGATGTAGTCACTGTTAATCACATACGATGTGGATCCTGCCGAAATGGTAAATGGTCCAATCGTGTACCCGAAAGCTGCCGCAATTCTGGCTTCCAGGTCATTCATGTTTGCAGCGCTGAATGCATCCCCTTCCTGTGATACAGTACCCTCGCCACGTGCTACAGTTACGGTTTCTGCACTTCCATCCGCCTTTGTCAATGTCCTTCTGGTCGGGTACTCTGTAATTCTGTCTTTCCACGTTTTTCTTGTAAATAAACTCATACGCCCTCCTTATAATAATAGTCCAACAGTATCTCCGGCATATATTTCTGTGCCGGCATAGTAGTTCATCTGCGCCGATACAACTTCATATACATCTGTCAGTATTTTTTCGATGTCATTGTATTTTTGCCATGTATTGTACGGCAGTTCCGGCACCTCAGGAGTGTCAGCATGCACACAATATGCCGCTCGGATTGCTGCTACATTCAACTTCATATCCAAAAAATAGTTTGCTGTAGGAAACTCCGGGACCGCCCCAACATGGCTGGTTTTATCCAATTCCAGTACATCTATCAATATCTGGATGTTGTTCTCAATTCTGGACAAATCCGATGTATTAATGCAGCCTTTTAGCCCTGCTAAATATTCCGTCCTCTGCTCTACGGTCATATTGTTCCAGCCAATAGCTATTAATTCTTTGGCATAGTTCACATCCGCCTGCGTCCTGTCCGTCACCGGGGGCTCCCATGTATAGGGATAACTATATCCAGATACCGCTTTCCGGCGAACTCTTGCTATTCTCTGTGGATGTTTATAGTACGGATTGATTGGTCTTAAATCCATTTATATCAGCCCCCTTTCTCCCGCATATATCTCCATGCCGGCATAGTAGTCCGCCACAGTTATAGTGGCGTATCCCCGGCAGGTGGCACTTGCTATATATCCACCCGTCAGGTCTATGGTCTGCTGCGTTATGCCGGTAACCGCATAGCTTCCTTCCGTATTCTGGACTTCAACCCAGTTTCCGGCGACTTCATTCTGCATCAAGTAGCGGATAGATACAATCTGCCGTAGCTGGTAGTAATTGAGCATCCTTTCCGCTACCTCTTTGGCTCTCTCCGCATTGAACAGGGTTCCGCCTTCATAGGATTGGATATTTTCCACTTCACCAGCATCCTTAACAGCCACCCTCGCTGTGTAAGTAATGTCCTGACTTTCGTATTTTCTGCCCTTGATCACACACGTTCCCGCTTCGTCCATACTCACGGTCACATAATTGGTTGCCGCCGCTACAACGGTTCCACCCTCTGCCGTTATGCTCTCCGGCATGTACGGCTCCGACAGTTCCATAGTGGTTGTGCCAGCTGAAAGAGCATCGTTATATATCTCACTGGCTTCTGCCTGCAGACTGTACGATTTGTAGGTTATGGAAATGGCAGACACATAATCCGCCATTTCCACGGTGGTTCCCATGAATTTGCGGTCTATAGTAATTGTGCTGGTTGTAGACCTGTCCGGCATACGGATGCTGATATATCCCTGCCTGTCGCAGCCTGCCACGGCGCCGCAGGCAAATACTACCTGCTGCAGTGCTTCCCGGTGGGTACAGATTGGAATATGCCCGTATAGCTGAACAGCTGCCACATCCTCCGCCACCTTGTACTCCGTCACTCCGGCATCCGCCATAATGGCATCTATGACTTCACCGGCTGTTTCCCCGGTATAAATTTTTCCGCCGTAGAACTTTGTTTTATCCATGATACCCATTCGGTCAATGAGGGAAAAGCTGACTAAATTGCTTCCACTCTGCCAGGTATCTATATAGAATTTCCCACAAGGCACTTCGCTTGTCCCTACCTCTTCCGTCATGGATACGTGCTGGCTCTTCTGTATGGACTTCCATATTCCGCTTTTGTTGGTTGCATCCCATTCCCCCGCAGCATCTACCACGGATATATCACAGGTGCCTACCGGGATAGTGGCTGATGTGGTGTCCAGTTCTTCAGTTATGGATGCCGTCTGTATCTGTTGACCGCTCCACTCAATTTCCATGCCGTATTTAATGTAACGAAGCTTCACCCGCTGCTGTGGCAACCTTGTTTTCAGGAATGTGATCACAATCTTTCCGTAGTTCTCCATCTGCTTCCTGCACAGGAACGTCAGAGCATCCGGCGCATATTCTTCCTCAATAATCTTCTGGCCGTAGGTGTCATACCATGCTACATTTATTTCCGCCGGGTAATCATCCATAAAGAAAAGGGTGATACCCGCCGATGTATGCGGCGAAGTAAAGGAAATGGTTAATACCGGCGGTGTTGTAAAGGTTCGATCATCACCCGATATGCCGGATATAAGGGGAATACATGTATTCTCTTCCATGATTGTTCTGCTGCCATCCAGTACTGCACTGTTCAGATCCGGTATCAGGTACGCATGGTAATCAGTATCGAATTTCAGCAGTTCCAACTTTCCGATATCGGCATTGGGGAACTCCGGGGAGCTGTCGGATAAGGCAGACACATCCACAAATTCCATATGTGCTTTACAATTTGTATATGGCATCTGCTATACCTCCTACCCCGGCTTTCTCGCCGGCTTCTTTGCCGTAAATTTGCACTGCAGTCCTTTCATCTTGGCGGTGCTTGACAGTATCTTTTCAATCTCATCTGATACCCCGGACACATATCCACGGAAAGAATAGGTCCCCTTCACTGTCGGCAGTGAAAAATCATGGAACTCCACCGGCTCTGTGAGCTTGTCCCACAGTTTTTCGTATAATTCGTCATTATCGATGGTGCCGAAGCTCATCTGATAGTTGAAATAGACGCCAATCAGTTCCCTTTTCAGGTCGCCGTCCTCGGTTCGCTCTGCGTACTTGTCCAGAAAGTCCGCCGTCCTCTTGATGCTGACAAGAGGCACATCAAAATAAATTCCATCAATTCGTATACCCTGTGTGTATTCCATATGTGCCTCCTTATGTCGTTGATACGCGGAAATTGCGACCGATACGGCTATTTTCAGCATCCAGTACCGGCTTAAGCAGCCGTGCCAATTCTGCAAGATTTCCGGTGAAACGGATGTTCACGGGTCTGTCGCTTAGTTTGTCAGCAAACGTATCCATCCACTCTGTGTTGTTCTCCAACGGAAGAACGGCTTCCCGTCCGGCTTCACCGATAAGCGCTGTGGTAGGACCACTGGTGATACCGCCGGTTGCCAGCCGGGGAATTTCAAGCCTTGCAAGGTTGGGACCGAAGTGGCTACCTCCAATTTTAGGTACCCAGTCGGGGATATCGATGCTAATCGAGTTGATGCCGTCGATAATGGTGTTTACAACACCTTCAAATATATCAATGATCCAGTTCACAGCACCTTTGAATATATCCACCAGACCGTTCCATGCTTTTTTCCAGTCCCCTGTAAATACTCCGGATACAAACTCCACGATGCCGGAAAATACATCTATCATATCACCCACAATCCGGACGATATACCTGAGCAGTGTGCTTATTCCGCCACGCATAAGCTGCAGTATCGGCTTATATATTACATTCCACAAAAGTTCCATTCCTTTTCCGACTGCGGTAAGGATTTCGTTAATTTTGTCGCCCTTCTCTGTCATCAAATCGGATAAATCAGAAAATGTCTGACCTATCGTATCTAATGCCCAGATGAAGGTTTCGCCTGTAAATTCGGCAATGGGTTTCAATACATTCGACCATATGTAATCGAATGACGGGCGTACCGTTTCTATGGTTTTACCAAGAAATTCCATTCCCTTGGCAAGCATGTTTAAGAACGCAGGTGCTGCATCCTGAATGGTCCACGATGCAAGCGGCAAAAGAATATTCTGCATGAACCACAGCAGACCGTCATATACATATCCGGAAAAGGGAGCACAAGCCGCCGCCAGATTATTAAAGGAATTGATAAGCGGGGAAAAATCCGTTTCCTGCATCCACTGATTAAGTAAATCCCTAAACGGTGTAAGTTTATCGATGATCCCCTGCATACCGGTGCCAACCTCTGCCTCTTCAAAGGCTCCGGCTCCCGTAGTTTCTCCTCCGGCGCCACCAGTATCCTTCTTGGATAGCACATTGATACTGTCGAATGCCGCAAGGGCTCCCTGTGCCGCATTCTGTGCCGTTTTTAACGACTTCGCATAGTCAATTACCTGCTTCTTGGCTTTGGTGTATGTCTGCTTGCCCTGCAATGCCGCAAGGAACCGGGCGAACGTATCCGTGGCTGTGTTAAGCCATGCCACAAGCTGAGTTATATAAGGAATAATAGTTGTTGCAATAGGTTCAAATGCTGCCGCCAGCCCATTTTTCAGCTGGGCGCTCTGGCTCTTCAATGCGGACATAGCCGCGTTATAATCCGAAGAATACTGCGCAAGGTTCTTGAAGCCTTCTTTCATGCTGGATACCATTGCGTTAAACGCCTTAGTTATCCAGTTAAATATCAGAAGAGATAATGCGATACCTTTAAGCCGGGAGCCGATGGTTCCGAGCAGGCCGGAAGATTTTTTACTTCCTTTGGCTACAGTATCAAAAAACTTCTTGCCGGAGTCGCTGGCCTTTTTGAAGCCGCCACTGTAGGCATTGACTTCTTCCTTGATATCGGAGAGCCGTCCCGTTATAGCATCGTGTTCCTGATAACCTGCAGTTACTCCTGCCACCTCCAGTTCTTTAAGCCGCTTTTTTAAGGCAACTTCTTCCTCCAGTAGGTCAACTATCCGCTGATCGGATACGGTGGAATTTTCTTTGATAGATGCCAGACGCTTGGCTTCCGCCTCTTGTGCTGCTGCCCGAGCTGCTTCTTTCTCGGCTTCTGCTGCTGCCTTGGCTTCCTCTCTGGCTTTCTGTGCTGCAGCTTTAGCGGCTTCCTTTTCTGCTTCTGCCGCTGCCTTGGCTTGTGCTTCCGCCTTTCCCGTTTCAGACTGTGCGTACAGGCTCTTGTTGTATTCGTCAAGGGCATGTTTGGCATCTATCCAGCCAATATACTGCTCATCATATTTTTTCTCCCCTGCACCAAACCCCTTTGACTCCAAATATTTCAACTCTGACGCATACTGTTCTACAGCCAATGTCAGATTATCATACGTGCCCTCTTCTGCTTCCACCTTTTTTCTTACATTATCAGTAGATTTTCCAACATTCTCGATGGCTTTTGCCGCATTCTCTGCGCTATTCTTGACATTGTCAAATCCCTTCTGCGCCGCATCCAGCCCAGATGCATCCATCTTTGTTCCGACACGTATAGTTGCATCATAATCAGCCATCTCATCACCTCGCTTCAAGCCAGTAAATAACTACTGGCTCTTAGGCGCTGTGCTGGCTTATTTATTTTCCTAACATTTTCATGAATGCATCCTGTGCTTCCCTGTTACGTTCTTCCTCTTCCGTATGGGCTTCCTCCTGGTCTGCAAGGAAATATATCTTCTTCACCTCTCGGAGTCTCTTCTTTTCCTCCGGCGATGCCTTGGAAGGGATTTCCTTCAACCGAATGTCAACGACTCGGGTAAAATTACATTCTTCCAGATTTGAAAGCAATCCCATGAAGGTAAACCAATGCATATCTACCGTGTTAAGGTCTATTCCGTACTGTTTCAAAAAAGCCGCATAGATACGCCACTGGTCGGCGTCAAAGTCCATTACCTTCAACTTATGGTCCTTGCCCTTACTTCTTTCGTGGTTGTCATGATCGTATTCGCTCAACCACCACTGCAGGGCATCCATAGCATTTTCAAACAGCGGCTGTTCTTTCGGAAACAGCAAGGATAATGCTGTGGCAACCTTTTCCCTGCTGTTAAGAGCATTGTCCACAAGGCACTGGGATATCTGGATGCCGATGCGGAAATCCGTATCTACCGGATACCCGTCCCATTCGTCCGGAAGGGCATCCAGCAGCACATTAAACACTGTGAGCTCCTCTTCTGGTTCGATTGTATTTCTTGCTGATTTCCTTCTGTCTTTCGTCCATGTATTTCTCTGCAATAGGCATCAGCTGGTCGAAGAAATCCGCAATCATATATGGCCCGGGTACGGTGTCGCCGAATACCTTTCTGCAGGTGTCCGCCCCAAAGATATCATCAATACGTGCCATAAGTCCCTTTGTCCGTTCAATCATAAGGGTAACATGGTCCCGTAGTTCCATCTTCTTTACCTCTTCGGACTCCAACTCCTTGGAAATGTTCTGAAACTCATCCATGATATTGCAGAACCGGTCAAGGAACATGGTATCTTCCACGTTAAGGGTAATGGTTTCCCCGGCATCGTTCACCTCGATAACAATTCCGCGGGAAACTCTGATTTTCTGTACGTTTTCCATTATAATTACCATCCTCTCTGAATGTGATGGGCGACAGAGAAGTACACCCACCACATATGTTAATTATTGATTAACACCTACACTATTCGGTTTCGCCGGCAGTGAATGTCTTTGTGCTGATGTTGAATGTACCGTGGATATCCTCGCCACACTGCTTAATGCTCACAACATTATGCACATAATCACCGCCGTCGCCGCCGTTAGAAGTTACAGATACGGTGCAGGGCACCTTGATTGCCTTATATGTGCCTGCGGAACCGCTTACCGCATCCCGTAAACGCAGGCGTACGAAAGAAGTCTTTGCAGATGCGCCGGTAGGCAGCTTGTCAACCATGCTGTCCAGCCATTTCTGTACGGCATCTTCTACACAATCCTCTTTGTCTACGTCAAAGGTGCGCTGATAAGCCTTTACGTTATTGGATTTGCTTTCCATGTTGATGTACTGCTTTGTCTCTTCCTCCGGGTTCATTTCCTCGGTAAGAGACTCAATACCGTCACCCAGCAGTTCATAGGCTTCTCCGGCTGCACCCATGCTGGTATCGATGAAATGTTTAAGATCTGTTCTCATCTCAATTCTCCTTTACATATGTGATACCTACCGTCATCTGGTAGATAGAGTTATTAGTTTCTGTTTTGTCCATGAAAAATGGAGTTGTGACTTCCACTTTCTGCACCTTTGCATTGGGAATTTGGGGAAATACCCTGTTGCAGGTCTGTTCTTCTACCCACTGCTCCAACGCATCGCCAAATCCGTTATTTTCCATGCAGTCTGTATTTGTGCTGGCCGGAAGTCGCGCTACAAGCATGTAATGCCCTGTAATAACTTTGGTACCGGAAAGATATGTTTTCACATTTTGCACAGGTTCCTTAATAAGCGCATAATCAATATCGCCATGCAGCAAATCCGTATCAATATGTCTCATTTTCTTCTGGTCTTCCAGCTTAAATGTTTTTAACCACTTAATAATTGCTTCTGATACCGTCATTGTCCTGCTATCCTCCTTGCACCCTGTTCTATCTCTTCACGACCACCATTCTGCATATAACGGTCTGCCCAGTAGGCGCCTCTCATTGGTGCTCCCTGGAAGTTATACTCCGGGTGGTAGTACAAGCGTCTGGCATAGGGAGTACTCCATACTACATCGGTTCCATCTTCGATGTGGCAACTATCTATCAGTCTTCCGGGGTTATCATATTTCCCCGCTAAATCGAATGGAACGAAAGGCTGCACGTTTTTCATAAATTCGTTGGTGACAAACTGCTGTACCTTTCCCCGTTCTTCAAGCCCCAGTTTCTTTATGCAGTCCTCCAGGTTAAAACTGCACTGATAATCCAGCTTACTCACTTTCCCACCACCTTTATGGTCTTTAATCTCGGGCGGTTCCGATTGTCCGATACCGCTGTCACGGTGACGGCATACTGGAAGTCGTCCAGCAAATTTGAAATCCTGTACGCCCGGCTGATTTCCTGTTCAGACACACCAAGAACAATCATGTCCTGTCCCGATTTCGGGGTAAGAGTCCAGAACCCTGCTGCCTGCTCGGCGGTCAGCTTGGCGTACTCTGTCGGCGGCAAGTAGGGCTTGTTACCATAACTGCGTTGAAAGTCCACTGTGATACTTTCTACCTTGGACTCCGTCTGCACGTTGCCGGAGGTTGTGGTCTCCGTCTTGTTATGGCTCCACTGGACACCCTTTATCACTGACCGGAACCACGTTTCCTTTTCGGTGTCCGGGTCCCGGTGGTAGTTGTAAACGGTCATGATATCGGTAAAAAGTACACTCATAATGCACCTGCCAATCCCGTGCCAGACAACCCGGAACGAATTACAGATGTAAGCTGCGCTTCCTTCTCCTGCGCCGTGGTGACCTTGTAGGACTCCGAATATCCATCATTGCTGACAGATACGATGCCGGTACCCATGCCGGAAGCCTCCTGCACACTCATGGAAGCAAGAAGCTGGCAGAAGGTGTCCTGTATCTGTGCATGGACCTGCTTCTGAAAATCCGTGGCAGTGTCCTCACTGTAGGCATCCTCAAACTGCTTTGCCCGCATGTGGGTTATGGTATTCAGTTTGATTTCTGCCAGTTTAGACAGCCGGTCAAACTCTGTTTCATCAGATATACCATTGTAAAGGGAGCGGTACTGCTCCCACGTTATGTAAGACATACTGCTCCCTCTTTTCCTACTTAGGCTGTTGCCTTAGGCTTAACCTTAATACCCTTAAGAACACCTGCCATTTTGCTGTTTTTCAGAACAGCCCCGGCAAGCATTTCAACTTCGCCTTTCTTTACGGCACCCGGTGCACTCAAATCAGGAAGATAGGTATGCACCATCTTGCTGCCATCAACGGAAATACCGTGGAACGCATTAAGTCCGAGTTTTACCGCATAAACCGATGTTTCACCATAGGCAGTGGTGGACGGAGTCGTTGTTTCGATTACATCTACACTCTTCGTACCGTTGTAATACTGACCCACATCCATCATGGGAATACCATTGTATTTTTCAACAACTCTTCCAAATCCATCAGTAGTTCTCTCATAGAACCCAGCACGTCTCGCTGCCGCTCTTGTTTTGGTGAGCAGTTCATTATTCATCAGAAGGATATCCGGCTTTTCTGCCAGCTTACTGATGAATGCATCCAGTTCATCCAGATATGCATTGTAGTTGCTGTCCAGCAATGCACTGGTAGAAATGTCAGCTTCGGACGTATATTCTGTATCAGAACCGGATAACAATTTTTTAAGTCCGTCAAAGGTTCCGGTAACATATCCACTGCCAGATGCTGCAGATGTACCATTGATTACAAGATTATGGAAGTAATTTGCTCCTGCTTTGGTCTTTTCCTTAATCTGGAAATCAATTTCATCAACCGCACCGCCAGTTTCCGCAATAACACGGTCTACTTCAAAAGAGCCACCGAGGATAACAACTTTTGCTGTCGCTTCCTCTCTCTTTGCCTCGTTAGGTGCGTATTCGGAATTGATAGAACGTACAGCTACAGTGGACGGAGTTTTTAATCTCACGTAGCCATAAGTAAGTGTAGAACCACCAGTTCCGGGGGATACCGTATCATCGAATGTGAGCATATCCAGTAAGAGGGATGCTCTTCTGAACTCATCAATGACATTCTGGTCTACTTTGTCAGCCATGCCGACTTTTGCTTCTGCTAATGTTAAAGACATATTTCATTCTCCTTATTTATATCTCTCCTTAAGTGCATCCTTAAGGGTGTCTGTTGACTGTCCCGGTGTTTTCTGTACCTGTCCAATCAAGTTTCCTGTTCCTGTCGGTTTGGGCTCCGGCTCGCCACCGAAGAGCATCTTGCTATCTTCTTTCTCTGTCAGTGCTTTCAGCGCCGCGGCAATGTCCTCTTTCTGGTTCTTTGATGCTTTCAGTGTAGGTACATCCAACAGAGCAGTGATTGCCTTGGCATTCTTGCCCTTGACCGCTGCAATGCTTTCCTTCACCAGGTCGTCAAAGTCACGGTCTGCAATCTTGGCATCATAGTCCTTCTGGATATTGGCTTTCTCGGTTTCCAAATCCTTGATGCGCTGGTTAAGCCCGGACACATCCACATCCTTGAACTCATCAAGTTTGGTCTGCAGGTCCTTCATGGCAGTGTCGTTTGCCTTAATCGTCTCATTGGCTGCGTCCAGCTTCTCTTTCTGCTTGTCGTAGTCGGCTACCGTCTTATAGTTTTCCGCTACTGCAGTATTAAGGCCGTCTTCTTTGTCCTTAGGCACCTCAATGCCCAGTTCTTTCAAGATAGTTAAAATGTTCTTCATATCGTTCTCCTTAAATGATTTATTTACCGGGCTTTCTCCGGTATGGGAAGTTGCAGGGACGGGATTTGAACCCGTGACCTTCTGGTTATGAGCCAGACGAGCTTCCAGACTGCTCCACCCTGTAATGCGACAATAAAAAAGCGCCTTGCAGCAATTCCATTAAGAATTTACTACTTGGCGCTTAGGCTCTATTGTCAATATCGATTCAGTTTTACACTTTTTGCAGTACCCCGGGAAATTCCTCAATACAGTGTCTTTTCGCAGCATCTGCATATGTGGATTTCCACACCGAGGGCACTTACACCAATAATACCCCTTTGGCAGCATATATTAACCCTCCATAGAGATATTATAGCAGAACATTTGTTTCGTTGCAATGATATAATTGCGAATTATGTGTTATAATTCAGAACTTCTCCTCCATAATTGCCTGAATTTGCGGCATGTACTTGTTGGCAAGTATTGTATGCGCTGTTGTTCTTGGACCGTCAAGATGTCTTCCATCTGGTGCAGGTGTTTCCTGCTCCATTTTTTTCATCTCACTTTCCCACTCATCAGTGATTGCCTTTATTCTATCTTTTTGGTCTTGTGTCAATATTCTTTCGCTCATATTGTATATACCCTCTACGCTCAAGACTTTTCATGATGCAATGCTGCATTTCACCATCGGTTCCATATTTTTCCATATCTTCAACAAACCATCTCCACGCCTGATTATAGGTTATTTCGTCCATAGGAACAATCCGGCGTGCATAATAATCATATTGCTCATTAACCAAATACCAATCTGCACATCCTCTGTCACGTATTGCATTAAAGTCATCCTCACCAAATGAAACAATCCCATTGGACTTAGGATGATTATGCAATACGGTGCAATCCGTCAAATCAAGACTTCCGATACTTACAGTTTCTTCATCTCCCTCATTGTAGTACACATTGCCAGCTTTATCAATAACATATACCTTCTCAATTTCGCTGTTTCTAATCTGTTCTCCAAAGTATTCTACGGCTTCTTGTTTTTTGCTTATATCAATCTGCCCGATACAAACCGGCTCTTCACCATCCCCAATTTTGTCAGATGCACTAAGTGTATTTGCACGTAATTCGCTTTCATATGTTATATCAGTATATTTCTTCCACGCCTTGGTTTTCTTCAAGTCCGCCGTGCCGCACTCATACCGAAGCCGGCTTGTCTCTTCTGGTACCCCACACATTTTACAAAATTCTTTGTACTTGGCGGTTTTCTCCTTGATTTTAACCTGCAGCTCTCTGGTATCATTTCCCAGTGCCTCTTCTGCTTCCTTTTCCCTCTTCAATGCCCGTATATTCCGCTCCATAGCACGCATCTTCTGGGTCATGGCATAGTAGTCGTAGGTTTTGCCGTCTATGGTGACAGGTGCAGGCTCTTTTTCATAATGATTTTTTGGGAAACTGGAAGCACCCTCAAACCATACATAATGCTTGTGCCGGCAGTTGTAGCCATATAGACCGGTAGGGTCACTCTCATGTGCTCCGTCCACACTGTAGCCGGTAGCACGCCACAGGTCCGTAATATAGTCCTGCCCGATGCGCTTGGCTTCCTCGGAATAGTCCTTGCCCTCCTTGATGAAATACACTCTGCCCTGCCACTGCTCATGATTTGCATGGCCGATTCCGGTATTTCGCGCTCCCCAATGCTTGGACACGTAGACCAGGTTCTCACCTGTCTGTTTGATGTTCTCATCCTGTATCTTGCCAGCAAGCTGGTGGCAGCCGGTACGAACAGCAAGACGGGCGGCGGTGTCAAGCTGCATGGAATAACCACTTGCAAAGTCAATAGACCTTAAGCCGCTCTGGGCAAGATCATGTACCACATCACGGACTACCTTATCCTGTGAAAATGTGCCGGAGCATATTTTTATGACCGCCTTATCCAGTTCCCTGCGGTATGCATTTTCGATGCCCTCATAGCCGCTCATGGTCTTAAAACCTGTGGTCTGTGTCATATTCTTAAGCTCGCCATTGGTCTGCGCCGTAAAAGCATCCATAAGCTCTTTCAGGTAAGAGTTGTCCGTCAGCTCTTTTCCCGCCTCTTTCCAAACGGAAAGGTCATTTGCCCATGACATATTGCCAGCACCGGCTACAATCTCTTCGTTTGCCTTATATGCCGCTCTGGTGATGTCGTTTATAATCTTCCGCACTTCCCTCTTGTATTCCAGCGTATTCTTTGCCACTGCCTTGCGGAAATCCGGGTCAGCATTTAGCATCTTCATGGCTTCCTTTCGGATCCGTGCCGGACTATACCCCAGTTTCATCATGGCTATGGCCTGCAGCTCCGCCGTGCGGCTATATGTAAGGGTCTTGGCTATTCTGCGTGCTATATCCGCTATGACCTCTTTCTCCAGGTACTGGAACAGAGGCACTATAGCCGCGGATATATATTCTAACTGTTCATCTGTAAGCATAAGCGCCCCTTTCCGTTAATCTTCTGCTTCCGGGTCCTGTTTCTGTTCCTCTTCCTGCTTCGCTTCCACCATTGCCCTTGCATCTTCCTCTGTGATGCTATATGCGTCCATGAGATACCAGATTTTCAGCTCCGGGATGTCAAAGGAAAGGGCATCGTTGCGCTTGCGTTCCAGCTCGGCTTCTTTGTCCGTGATGTAACTATCATCGAAATCCACAAGAATGTCCTGCTCCAAATTGAATGACTTACCCTGGAAGGTGTTGGCAAACCACATCACGGCTTTGCAGATGTCCTGTATGTATCGGATGGCTTCCTGCCGCTGGCGGTTAAGCTCCTGCATCTGGTCCTGCCGCTCGCCCACATACTCGGTCGCTGTGGTAATCTGCCCATTCTCGAAGCTGTACTTCTTGGTGCCATAGCCAAATGACATGGACAGTAAAGATAATGCCAGCTCAAAGGATTTTGTCACCTGCTCAATTCTGATTTCCGGGTTGTATTCCTGTATCATGCCCTTTTCTTCCGGCAGCTTCTCCCCGGTGAACACAAACAGTTTCTTCTGTTCAGGTGTCAGCTTCGGCTTACCATTACTGTCAAACTCACAAAGTAATTCGTTGATAAGAATAATCTTCTCGGCCTTGTCCAAATCGGAAAAGAGAACGTTATAACACAAATCCACGACCTTAAGCGCCGGGATTGCATCCCACAGTTTGGGCAATCCATACCCTTCCATGTCGTCCAAATTGTTGACCTCGGCATTCCACATCACCGCGAAAGGCTTGACATCACCCAACTGCACACTTCGCTCTCTGTCGGGCAGTTCTGTGCCCTTGTCGTCGAATACATGGGTTTCTGCCACATACATGCCATTATCGTTTAACGTGAAAAGGACAAGGGTGATCTGCTTCTTTCCTTTCACCAACGAACAGCCGGAGAACGCCGCTTCGGTTACGATGTCGTTCTCCACGGTCAACGGCATAAAGGCATCCGCTTCCACATAGTTCAGCTTGATTGTGCCGCCCTGCACGGAGCCGTTATCCATGAATGTTGCGTTGTCCAAACGAATATAGCACGCCGTTGTGCCGTCCGCAGATGTCTTCTCCAACTGCTTGCGGTACTGGGTGTTAAATTCGCTCCTGTCCAGTACATCTTTCACAAAGTCCGCCTGTTCACCGTTGCCGGCATTGATTTCCAGCACTTCGCACAGGTTCGCATCATCGGAGCAGCACCGCTTACCGAAGTTCAGCCTGTTCAGCTCGTAGGACTGACCGTTGATAGTCTTGCGCCTGTGGAAGTCCTCAATCAGACGATTGCTGTACCAATCGTCGCATGACTGAATGACGGCAAGCGCCTTGGTGTTTACGGTGTACCCTTTTTTCTGCAGAAAGTTTGTAACACAATTTTCCATACTCTTCTCCTCTCATTATCTATCCAAGTCTATGTACTCTACAAAATCCAGCCATGTATAGCACTCGGCATCCCACCAGTCATTACAGTTACCGATATTCAAGTCTTCCGGCTGGTTCGGTTTCTTTTCGTCCCATTTCAGCTTTCCTATAGCTTTCCGTAAGTTCTCACAGCGCCGGTTAATCTTAATCCTGCCAGTATTAAGCAACTTATCCATTGTTTTGGGGCGGTCTGATATTTCATTCTTCCGGCATCCCTTTATGTTCAAGTAGGGAAGCCCCGCTTTTTTCGCAGCGCTGCGCAAGCTGTTTATCATCGTTGTGCTGGCACTGTCCGGGAACACCCAGTCCACACGCCCATACTTTTCAATGCACATCCTATAAAATTCCACGAATTTATCGCATATCATATCCGCATCAATGTCTTTGGATAGCGGAATGTGTGTTTCCTCCGCTGTTCTCAAATCATGATACCGATTGAAATACAGTTTAAGAACAAATGTCGTCATAGAACCATTACCGCCAAAGTCAACGCCCATTGTAACCTTAAACAGTGCCTTTTTCAGCCTGTGCTTTACTTCTCCACCCTCTGTATACTCCTCAAATATATCCGCATCATCATATAGATACGGCGCGTTGTTGTTGGCAAATTTCTGGAATATAATTCCCTCTGCAACTGCCCGCTCTCCCTTGATGTCTCGGCGATACCAGACCGTTCCTTTGTTGTATGTAAGCAGCACAGCTTTTATTTTTTCATCCGACATGCTCATATTATCCACAAGGGTAAAATGCCCGTAATTGTAGCCGTAGTCAGAATGTAAAGCCTGCTGTTCTTCGTGGAACTTTAATATGTCTGTATAGTACCAGTGTTCCTCTTCCTTAGGGTTAAGGTCATGAAATATCTTACGATCCGTGCTGGAAAGTGTACGGTCAAAAACCTCTTTCAGAAACTTTGCATGGCACTCATTGGCCTCTGTCACATACGCCATACCATAGGTATTACCCTTTATCAGCTTCTCGTCCCCGTCTTTACCGCCGCCGGACACAAGGACAACTTTCTCACCGGTCTTGGTCTGCACATACACGCAGTCACGGTCTTTATATTTTCCTTCCCGGCATCTGCCCTCAAAGTAATTCAAAAGACCATAGCCGTCACAGTCCAAAATATTCAACTTTGCCGTTGCATTTGATACACCGGCAACCAAGTGGATTTTATTCTTGTGGGTTTCCAGCAGAGAACAGAATATAAGAGTCTGCAGCACGTTCTTGCCGCCACGTTTGCCGCCCTCCGCTACGTTGAACCAACTATGCAGGCATCGGAGAAAATATTGATATTGCCGTTCACTGAACGGCGCCGGACTATTCATCTGCTTTTTCCTCGAAATCTTCTATTTTTCTGTTTTGTACCGGGTTTTTCAGAATTTCTGCTATGGTCTGCATATTCTTAATAATTTCCTCGCCTGCATTATCTTTAACCTCTGCTCTCTTGCGTTCATATTCTGCCTGATACTTCTTGCTGTCCATATCCACCGGCAGCGCATACAGTTCCTTGATATTCTTTAGGGCACTGGTGACCTGTGAAAGTCCCAGCCTGTCCACTGGTCCCTTCTCCGTCCGAACGGTCTCCTTTTCGTCCACTACTTCCCTGGTTGGCTTTCCAATAGCCAAATTGTCTTTATACTCCACCGTTCTGACTTTCCTTTTATCTCTCACAACATACTGTTCAAGCTCACTAAGCGCCTGTTCGGCTTTATCCGTTGCCATATCAGCAATCTGTAGTAGCCGGGCAATGCGTTCTGCGTCTTTATCGGAAGATTTCTCCCTTGCTTTTTGGAGTGTTCGCTGTGCATACTCTGCTCTTTTATCTACCCATCCGTCTCTTGCACATCTATCTTTCAATGTGTCAATCGAAACAGAATACTTCTTTGCCAATGTTTCAAGGCTACAAGGCTTCTTCCGAATGTCCGTCACGTATTCGTGCTCTATAGCCACCCATGAGATACATTCCGAACGTTCGTTTTTCCTGCTCGCAGCGCAATCCGAACGCTCGCCATCCCAGTTATGGGTACTTTTCCACCGCCGCACCGTTCCCGGAGGTACATCTAATTCGGCTGCAATGTCTACCAGCTTCATGCCCTGTTTATACATCTCATATGCTTTATCACTTAATGGATTTTTCTTTGCTGCCACTGACTACCTCCTTTCTGGCATTAAAAAAAGATACCGCATCCTTTTGGGATATGGTATCTTTATACTTGGTAGTCAACCGGAATTGAACCGATGCCTTGTCTATCAACCTGTTCTGCCAGCCTAAACTATCTTCTACCAAGATAATCATACCATACCTTTCTTACTCTTTCCACCATTTTCTTTTCTTCTGGGTTTAATTGCGTTGCTCCCTTACTTCCATCCCTTTCATTATGAAAATATCCATGATGTACGTGGGGGTCTAAATCCGCATGCTTATGTCCAAAGTTAATTTCCTTTGTGTGCTTATTTTCTTTATCAAAGTAAACTATCTTTAACAAATCCTTTCCACCAACAAGCGCGTAAACTCTTCCCTTTGTCCTTGTTTCAAAAAGACTTTCGGCGTCCCTCGCATTGGACTCTATAAACTTGATATTTCCAGATACTAAGGGTTTCCCATTTGTATCTATAATGGAATGGAATTGGGACCCATACGGGTTTCCTTTCTCGCTTATCCCGCTACTGGCTCCTCTACCGCCCATATTTTATCCTCCCTCTACAGGCTCAAATATTTATATTTATTTTTCTTTGCGTACTTTACAGCTTCTTCCAAAGTATCAAAGCGCATCCTAACATCTTCCTGTGTTTTTATCCCCTGTTTATGATAGTTACCTTCATCATCCCAGTTTGAAATCACATCTCTTTTTCCTGTCATGTAATACCTATATCCCTGCTTATTTGGCTCGGGCTGCTTGTGTATTACGACTTGTCCAGCCCCATGCTGACTTGATATTCCGCTGCTACCGCCTCTGCCACCCATTACCGTTTACCTCCATTAAACCAATCATCAAAGTTTTTAATTCGGCGGTTTCTCGCTCTCTGATATGTAGTGGTTTCCATTTGTGCATGTCTTTCCTGGACATTTGAAGCAGCTTCAACCTTTTTAGAAAATTCATGCATCTTATCCTGCATAGCGCTATTCATTGCTACAAGTTTTCTATGCTCTATAGCGAGTTTCTGGTTCTTAAATACAGCTTCCTCACTTCCAAGATTGGCAATCCTTCGGTTATTATCGTTCAGCCTGTCAATGATATAGCTGGAAACCCTAACTGCCTCATTTTTAGTGTCTATCGATTTGATGTAATCTGTATCTTCATTTCGTATGATTTTTTCCAACCTGCTATCTGCCTGAACCTTATAATCACTTCTAAGCGCATCACTCTTTTTAGCTGAATTAAAATAGACTTTTGCCATTAACTTTGACACCGGCTTTTCATTCAACAGACTGCTTGCTCCACCCCGCCCACCAAAAAACTGCAAATTCATCTTCATAATTTCACCTTTTCTTTTTATACATAAATTCAAGATTTTTACCTGTCCAATCAACTTCACTTGCTGATACCGTCTTTTTCACAACCCTAAAACCTTTCTTAGGAGTGCCAAATGCTGTTTTAGTCCACTTTTCTGCTTTTGAAGGATTAATAAAAATCCAATCACCATCATTTATTCGCTTTCCAGGTGTGGCTCTATATATTGTTATTTTAGAGTCGGGATTGTTCATTGCATTTTGTATTATCTGTAAATCGTAAGTATCTTTCTTACTATTTTCAGATAATCTATCTGTTGCTAAATACATTCTGTCAAGTGTTATTCCTGTCCCCGCTGCCTTTGCGTAACCTTTATTTCCTTGGTAGGATAAATCTGATGAAGCGCCACGGCCGCCAAAATACTGCAAATCCATTACCATTGCGCTACCTCCGCTTCATTCCACTTCTCGCTAAATGCCTTAACACGCACGATATTGCCCTTGCACTCTTCCGGCACCTTGCCGTAGAAGATAATCTGTGTAGGTTGCAGCCTGTCCACCATCTCAAAATAACCGTCAAGAAACTTCCGCTTGCGCTCCTTGCTGTTCTGGGTACCCACGGAAGATATTGCTACCACACTGTGTGTAGGTTCTCCATCAAAGCACCATTCAAAGGAAGACTTGTCGCTCCAGCATATGGTAGGAATTATCCTTATGCCATGCTCCTGCCAGTATGCGGCCAGCCAGTGCTTCCGATAGTGGTTATATATCTGTAGCGCCTTGGGGAAGTCTGTATACAAGGAGAAATCCGGGGACATCACATAGGCGAACTGCTGCAGGGTGCTGATATATCTGTCCGGGTCTGTCCACAGGCGCAGAAACTGGTAGTCGTCAAGGAAGAAATGTACTCCCTTCTTTTCCCTGTCCTTGGATGTGCCGGCATAGTTATATCCAATCCAGTCGCAGCCTTCATATTGTGTAGGTGCTATCTGCGGTACCTGGTATTCCCCGATGCCGTCATATATTGCTCTCTGCACGTTTTCATAATTTCTCTGTGTCTTATACATTCTTCCTCCCGGATAAAACAAAAAGAGCCGATACACGGATTTCTCCGCATATCGGCTCTTAGGCGCTACTTGATACTAATTACATTATTTGAAAATTATTCTTTTTGTTCTCTTCGCTCACCATTAACTGTAATTTGTTAAAGTCGCAATCATACCCAACACCAAAATGTTTCATAATTTTTTCAAGCTCTTCCCTTTGGGTATCATCAAAGTATCTTTCTAAAAAGTCTTTCTGCATATTTTTATCGGTTACTTTGTGTTCATAAAGAAGCACACTGGCATCATGTACTATCATTTCATTCATAACTGTCCCACCTACACTTTATCATTCATATTAGAATTATACCATACTTCTTTCATTACTTTCCACCATATTTTGAAATTTTAATAAGAATACCAGCTATCGAGTTCTGATAGCTGGCATTCTTATATTAATCTTCTATTTTACCTCCATATTTGGGAAAGTGTCCATATAATGCAGGAAATACCTCTTCCCACCTTCCATCTTCCATAAAGTCTTTCGCAACAAACTCACAGAAATGATATTCAATTGCTGGCTCATGTTTCATAGCGGAAATGCTACCACCAAAAATAGAAATAATATCACTCTCAAATTCTGCATTTGATACAGGCAATCCATTATCTATTTTTGACCTATACTTATCCATTACATCCATGATTTTTCTTTGTTCGCTTTTAGTTACTTTGTACTCCCTAAAAGTAGTATTAATTTTTCCCATTACTATTCCCCCAATCTATTGTAATAAGGGAATTATATCACTACTACAATTGCAATTCAATTCTTAAAATACCATTACCGTCGACAAATTACGACAATCTTATTTCACTACCTGGAATTTCTTCCTTCTCTTTGTTGCCGCATAGCTATTAGTAATTTTGTACCTGATACATTCGCACCGCCACATATACTTTCCTTTTCCATCATAGGCTCTACACTCTTCGCATACAAAACATGGTTCGTCCATTTCCCCGGTACAGTTATCACAACACTCGGTATTGTTTGCGCAATGGTTACATATACAGTCACCACACGGAATTGCGGCGGTACTGATAGCTTTCTTTGGCGGCTCTGGTGTTGGTGGTATCATGCCAAGTTCTTCAAGTGTTATCTGATGGTTCATAAGTTTTCCGGCTTCTCGCACCGCTCAAACTCGATAACCCACACCCACGGGGATGCATCCCAGCCGTAACGGTCAATGTCGGATTTCTTGATGGTGCTGTTCCACAACTTCTCAAACATTTCACGCTGGTTGCCATCGAAATAAGATGCTTGTGGATGTACATGGCTGTTAAGTCCCTCTTTAAGCACATCCTGTCCGGTTATCTCCTGCAACCGCTCTACCCGTACATCCGTAACCCGAAGCCAGATACGTGCCGCTTCTTTTGGCATGTGGATGGATGGCTTCCATTTTGTAATATCTGCAATATCATTTCTCTGCCAACTCTCGTAGTAATAATATCCATTTGGCGCCTTTTTCCATGTTTCCCGAACATACAGGATATCGCACATCCGATATGGTGCATCCGGATAAGGCATCTGTCCTATTTGCCTATATAAGCTACTATTCTTAGTTGCCGTTCTCAATGTAATAAGGCTTCTCTTATCATTTTCATCTCCATCCACAAAATATGGAGGTCTTACAATCCGCCGGGTGCAAGTCTTTCTCCCGTCCAAAATTGCCCGAACCATCTCGGTGTTGAATAATATCGGTTTAATTGCCATCTACCCACCTCCATCTAAAATGAAATACTGCAAAATGAATCTGAATATTGAAATTTTTATCAATCATTTCATACTGTGTGCTTATTCTGATTGTTGGTAGAATATATACATCTTGTATATCAACCAAAAAGTCGAATCTGTCAAAATGCATCATACTCCACCGCCTTCCACAATTGTAATTGCTTCATCCATTGCCCTGTTCCATTCCAAATCTCCATCAGTTCGCACGACTCTGAACTTGTCGTTTAACTGATCCACAACCTTGTCCGGGTCGTAGGCGGTAGGCTGGGCATCTATAACAGAAGCAACGCGTAAAAAGTCTAAGCAATCCATATCTTCGTTCTTTGAAATTGCTTTTTCTAAATCCGCTTTTAATTTATCATCATCAATCGGCCTTCCCATTGTCTGCCCTCCTGTTCCATGTTTCCTTTGCTTTTTCCTGCGCGTCCATCTTGTTAGCAAAATCTCCAATTTTTACATACGGACCAGCACTGCCACATTTACCGCATATAATCTTATATCCTTTGGTTCCCATTTTTCTTACGCCTACCCTACGGTCATAACAGCCACAGAACGGACACGGTTTAAGTTCTTCACTCATTCTTCACACCCCTTTTCTTCCAACGCATTGTATAAGCGCAAGTATGTTTCAAAATCATTCGGGTTCATTTTGTCCGAAAGGAAATCCAATAAATCCTTATTTCGCAAGCATTCTTCCGGTGTGCCGATTGCCCGGTACTGCTGTACCTCTTCCAGTGCCTTGATTGCCATTTCCATAAGTTCTTGCCAATATTCTTCATTTACAAGTTCATCCCAATGAGGATTAAACCTGATAATATCCAAATCCTTGATAGCTTCTTCTCTCTTCATTCCGCACCTCTCAATTCTTTCAGCTTGGCTTCGGCTTCGGATTTTGTGAGGAATACCGTCTTACCAAAATCTGTGAATAAATAACTCCAATCATTTGTTTTTACCGCCCATCCTTCGGCAATCATCTTAAACGAAACAACTGTACTCTTGCCTATTGTATGATTATGAAAAACTATGTAAATTGTATCTCCCACCTTGCACGGCAACCGCAAGAGTAATCCCTGCTCCTCGGCATCCTCATAATCAGCCAACTTTCTAAATGCAACATATCTTTGACATCTGTCTACTTCATATGCCGTGTTACAATCTTCATGTGCATCCGCACACATCTGGTAGCAATGTAAATGTGCTTCGCCTTTTTTATCCCTGTATGTCAATCGTTTCATGCTTATCTCCCTCCTAAGAACGTGTTCATCATCCTGTCTTTCCAGTGCGGCTCCGGCGGTGCCGTTCTGTATGGTTCTGGCAATGGCATCCATCCAAGGACTTCGGCATCCACAAGGTTGTTATATACATCGTCTGGATTAAAATGTCTGTACTCCCACCAACCTTGAGGTATAATGTAGCAATCCTCATTCTCATCGTATTCTCCATTAATATCTTCCCAACCCCAGATGCTGTCATTCTCCAGCATTTTTCCGTCTTCATATATTGCCGTTGTAATTTGCGATTCTTCTCGGTTCTTATATTTATAACAAATGAGGACTTCCACCTCACATTCTGGCAATCTGTCAGTAATCCATTTCTGCTCCATGTTATTTTCCTCCTGATTATTATTTTTTCGCCTTCGGATTGATTTTCAGCCGTACCTCATCCCATTCTTTCCACAGCCAAAGTGGAATGCCTTTCTTGGGATCCTCCAGTTCCTGCGCCTGCAGGGGCTCGATACGGTAAATCTTATGGTACCGTGCCCCTGTCACGCACAGATGCCTGGCGCTGCTTATGGATATGCCAAAAAAATCCGCTATTTCTTTAGCCGTCATTATCCGATATGGCTTTTGGTTCTTTAATAGCTGGTATTTTGTTTCTTCCATGTTCTTCTCCTTACATGCCTGTCATAACACTCCCAACCGTCTGCGTCAGCGGGTCAACCGGCATTTCCATTACTACTCCGGCTTCCTCGTATAATGCCCGTATCCATGTATGTACCTCGTTCTTGTCCGTCTGGTACCGCAACAGCAGCTCTTGCATATATTCTTCTACACGGGTAAGCCGTTCTTTGCCGAAGCCATATTCCTCCGCCAGTGCCGTGAAGAAGAAAAGCATATATCGTGTTGCCTGTTCATTGATGGTGTTCTGCGGTGCAATCTGCTTCTTATCCAGCCAGTACTTATAGGTGCCCTTTCGTGCCGTAATGTCCTTTTCGGTGTATTCCTGCCACTCTACCGTCCATCCTGCCTTATCGAACAGTTTCTTGCTTATTTCCTTAAGGTCAACATTCCCTTTCTGCCATTCGGCTTCCATTTCATTTACCCTATTGGCTATACATGAGATACGTTTTCCCTTAAATCCTTCTTTTCGCATAATCACGAAGGAACACATAATTCCCATTGCCGTCCAAGGCGCCCGTTCTGCCATACGGCTTTCTCTCGCTATCATGTTGCATTGCGCAATGATTTCTCTTGGTGTTAAATGTCTTTTTCCCATATCTTTCTCCTATGCAAACCGGAGCTGCCCTGTCTGCTCTGCTGCTATTCTCATGTTCGGTGTCCGCTCCGCCACACATAACTCCGGCAAATTGGCATGTACCAGTGCCGCCGGAATAGGCGGACAAACGGCATTGCCGCATCTGCGGACCTGCTCACTACGTGGATAGGTCTTGCCAGTATAGTCGTGGTCGATTATGTAATCATCTGGGAAGCCTTGGCATCCGTACAGTTCCCGTGGCTCCAACATCCGTAATCCGATATCCACTATCTGGTAATCTACACCCTTTATCGTTACCAATCCAAAACGGTCTTTCGTGGTTACCGTATCAAGTGGACTTTTTATATCCTGTCCAGTGGCATCTCCGTAATATTTAATCAAAAATGCTCTTACTTCTCCAAAATGTCCACCGCCGGCATTTGCCGTTACCGTTCCAAGAGGTTCTCTTATGTCCTGCCCTATTCCGGTTTTATAAAATTTGCTCAAAAACGATGTAACAAGTCCGTATCTGTTGGAACCGTCTACCGTCATTATTGGGTCTTCTATCGTCTGCCCTCTGACTTCATCCTTAGATGTTTCAGAATGATACTGGATGATCGTTTGCGCCTGCATGTCCATTCTTTCATTCTGTATTACAAATGGGTCCTTGCATTCAATGACAAACTTTTTCAAACCCCGAGCAATCCGCTCCATTGTCTTAGGTGCCAGCGGTCGTACCGCCCGAATGCCATACTTTTCCTTGATTTCCTCGGAAGTATCAAAGATGCTCGGACAAGGGAGTGAAAAATCCAACTGTGTATATGCTCCCACATATGGTTTGAGCAATCCTGCCTTTACCTCTTCACTGTCTGTTGGCGCATGTGTCGGCTCCGGCCAGACTATCGGCTTGCCGTCACACCGGGCTATTAGGAAGAACCGTTTCCGCATGGTAGGCGCTCCATAATCGGCCGCCACCAGCTCCCGGAACTGTACCTCATATCCCAACTCGGTGAGTTGGCTTACAAACTTTTCAAAGGTCTTTCCCTGCTTTGCCTTAATCGGATGATGCCCACGGTTCAATGGTCCCCAGGTCTTAAACTCTTCCACATTCTCCAGCATGATTACTCTGGGTCGCACCAGTCCTGCCCACCTACACGCAACCCACGCAAGACCACGGATAAACTTATCCTTAGGCTTACCGCCTTTTGCTTTGCTAAAATGCTTACAATCCGGTGAAAACCAGGCAAGACCTACTGGATGCCCGTTGCATGCTTTTACCGGGTCTACCTGCCATACATCCTCGCAGTAGTGCTTTGTGTTCGGGTGATTTGCCTTATGCATTTTGATTGCTTCCGGGTCATGGTTAATTGCAATATCCACACTGTAGCCGGTTGCCAACTCTATTCCGGTAGATGCGCCACCGCCGCCGGCGAAATTATCTACAATAAGTTCACCGTTTATCATGGCATCACCTCCGCATAATCAAAAATGTTCTGCTGCCCTGTTACTTTATCCATTGCCTTCATGGACACTTCGCCGTAGTTTTCAACAATCATTTCCGCCTTTGCCCGTTCATAGAAATTCCGGTCAATTTCAAATCCGTAACTTGGTCTGCCTAATTCCATTGCCGCCCTAAGGGTGGAACCACTGCCGCAGCATGGGTCTATAACCACATCCCCTTCATCCGTGAATATTCCAATCAGCTTTTTAAGCAGGCATACCGGCTTCTGTGTAGGGTGTATTTTGGGATATTTACCCTCTGGGTCTTTCTCCCACGGCATCCAGTCAAAAATCATCTTTCCACCGTTGTTGAACTTGGGAAGTTTGTCACGATACAAGATAAGAGCATGTTCCGTGGCTCCCACCACCCTCATATTTGCCTTTAACACCTGTGCTGAATAGTTCTTGCAGAACGTAAGATGTATGCTGTTCTTAAATCCATGCTTCTCTGTCGCCTTAAGCATTGTTGGTATCTGCTGGAATGAACAGAACACAATCATGCACGGCGCCTGTCCTCTTTCCTTGGGTTCTTTTTTTAGCATCTTGCTGCAGAAATGGAAGTATTCATACAGGTTAAAGTTAAAATCCGAATTGAAAGCAGCTTTTCCAGCAAGCTTGCTTTCTCCGTTTTTGTTGTCACCGCCTATGTACCACATAGGGTTGCTACCATACATGTTATTTCCAAGGTTGTACGGCACATCCGCAATTACCAACTGTGCCTTTGGTATGCCGTATTTCTTGTAATTCTGCATGCTATCTCTGTAAATCTCACATTTTACACTCATAATTTCAGGAGCCCGATATATCGTCACCCCGGCCGGAGGCTCGACTCCTTTCTCTTTTTTGGTTCAATTTACATATTTTTCAAATCCATCTCAATCTGTACTGCCGGCACATCTTCCCAACCTACACCGATATAGTCAAGTACCTTGCCCCATCCATACTGTTCGCCGGTCTGTTCATTTTTGATGCATCTATACATCCAAAATGCCCATTCCATAGGATTATCCTCTCGGAGACGGTCAAACCTGTGTGGTCTTTCTTCCAGATGGATGCCAAAGCCACACATGGAGCATCCGGTTCTCTGCGCTCTGGTGGTAATATAATCACCATTCTCATGCTGCTTAATCTCACCGTAGGCAGTCGGTACAATAGTTTCCAGTGGTTCATATGGAATGGTGTTTCCGTCCTTGTCCTTGGAGTACGGCTGCTTGTAATACAGTTTCTCGAACACTTCAATATGTTCGTGATACCACTTGTCCATCTCCAAAGCTAACCGCAGTATGTCATTTCTCGTAAATATAGCGAAGGGGGCAGACCTCATAACCGTCTTGCCGTAGTAATTACAGCCATGCTCTACCAGTGCCTCTTCTCTCTGCCCGCCCTCGGATGCCATCATGCCAAGGTAGGGAAAGCTGTTATGCTCCTTTGCCCAGTCATCACAGGGCTTCTCTTTCAGCCAGTAGCAGCAGTCGTTTGATACCAGAAAATCAGGATGCTTGTAATTGACTCCCTCATTTTCATTTTCGTAACCGCCGAACAGCTTAAGCCATTTCTGTGGCAGTTTCATGCGGCTGTTCTTGGCAAAATGCCCCTGCTCCCCACATTCGCCGGTGATAATAGCATGCCGGACAGTTTTATTGTCCTCGGTGGGATGTTGCAGCATATCAATCTTTCCGGCTATTCTTTTGCTGATAACAGGAAATCCGCACTCATTCAGCACCTCAACCTTGGTCTTGTAAGACTTCACCAGTTCAATCCCTAAAGCCTTGTGTACTTTCTGATTGCCCTTATCCTCTACTGCCGATACAGATATGGCAGGAACATGAATGCCGATACTGTGCAACCAGATAAACAATGTGATGCTGTCCAATCCGCCAACAGATACATGGCATCCTTTTCCCCTCTTTTGCATTTCCTCGTAGAACTCATATGCCTTTCCCTTTTGCCGTTCCAGCTTCTCCTCATATGGCAGCTCCTGAAGCTCCGTGAAATTCCTCTTCATGTCCTGCTTAGCTTTTCGCCATGCATTCTGCACGGCATCCGGCGCCGCATCTTCTATGCCGGTAACCTCTTCTTCCTGTTCAAACAATGATAATTGTCTCATTCTCCCAGTAACCTCTTTTCCAGTTCCTCGTAGTCATAATCCCTCTGCGGATATTTATTAAATCGATTATTCTTATTCCACGCTTCTTCCGGCTTCTTTGGCTTCTTGTACTTGCCTGGCAGATAGTCCAAAAATGTATTGTCAGTCAGAAACCTGTCCGGGTTCTTGATGTACCGCTCCTGCGTATCCTGTATCCGTACCGCCTCCGCATAGTTCCGGACTGCTGCCAGTACATCCTCTTCCGGGACATTGGACAACAGCACATCAACATACGCCTTTTCCGTCAGCGAACGGTTTCCCTTTTTCGGGTAGGCATCCCAGAATTCATCAAAATGCACCGCGGGGGATATAGGGGGATTATTCTGTTTTGGTTTTAGTTTATGTTTATTAATAGGTTCACTTTGTGGTTCAGATTGCGGTTCACACTGTGGTTCACTTTGTGGTTCATACTGTGGTTCAAATTCATGCCTATTTTGAACCACAAGGCTTTTTATGTGGTACTGTGCCGACTGGTTTCCGCCCCTTGGCTTCCAGTCAATAAATCCGTCCGTGGCAAGCTTATTTCTCGCCCGTTTCAGCGCTGATGCATTTAATCCAGACCGAAGTCCAAGGACTGATGAAGCTACCGTAAACGTATCTGGCCACCCTGCTTTATTCGCTATGGACATAAGTGCATGCCATAAGGCAATTACAGTGTTGGGCTGCGGGTTTAGTTCGAGCCTATCGTAAAATGCTTTTAATTCAGCTAAATAGTTCATTCCTTCAATCTCCCGTGTATGTAGTCCTCATAAAGTGCCTTTGCTACCACAATATTTCTGAACACAGATACGGCTCTCTTGGTTTCCTGCCGTATGTACCGCTGCAAGTCCTGTAAATCATTACGTGACGGGCGGTAATACCCTTGTCCGTTTGACAGATTTAATATGGTGTAATCTCTTCTTGCCTGCTCTATCAGCTTTCTCATTGCCCTGTCTTTTCCAAGCAGTGTATTTTTTACAAGGCCATTTTCCACACACAGAGCAACCAACATCTGGCGGGAAATGGCCTTCTCCCGTCCTACCGGTATCAAATCGGCAATCGTAATATCCGGCGCCCTATTAGGGCTGCAAGTCGGAATATATACATAAAACTTCTGCTGTTCTGCCTGTCCTGTCATTCTGTCTCCTTTCCGCCTGCATCCCCGAATGGAAACACAGGCACTCTCACATGGCTTTCAGTTCGTGATACATATTCCATGAGGTAAAATAAACAGGGTTTACAGTTTCTTAGGTGTTTCAACCTCTTCTATCTCAACACGGATAAACGGTACTCCATCCGTGTAAAGAAACTCATGTGTGAAGTTTTTTACAAATCGTGGGTTGTCGTCCGGGATAACTCTGCAGTCCCTTAATGCGTCCTCGATAAATTTATCCGCCAAGGAAAACACGTTTCCGAAGTCACGTTTAGCGCCTTTTTTCGGCTCTCCGAACACGTAATGCAGAATGACAGGGTTGGTTGTTTTATACCGTCCCAAATCCCTTCTGATTGCGTTTGTCGCTATCATCACGTATTGCTTTTTCAGCTTGGCTCCACATCTTGGATTTCTCCCCAGTTCTGCTATGTACTGGTTCAGGGAAGGAAAGCACTTATCCCCGCAAAATGCACCGCGGATTGTAAAAGCCTTACAAGTACGATTTATGGTATCTTCTTCTGAATGCTTCTCTTGCATCTTCCTTTCCCATCCCTTCTGCGCATCTGTCACGTTCATAGGCAAGCTGGGCTATAATCTGCAGAAGTCGTTGAACCTCTATGCATTTATGTGCGCTCATTTTTCCAGCCGTGTGGTGTTCCTTCGTGAGTGGCACCCAAAGCCCGTCCTCATCCGCCTTTTCTCTGTCCGGTCCCATCAAACAATGGTGCCGCTCCACATTTGGCCTGCCGTCTATTAGGTCATAGTCCGCATACTTCATGTTTACGATTATGCTATCTCTCATATATTCACCAGCAATTCATCAGACCAGATGGAGTGTGTCAGCACTTTGGTATGCTTGCAGTAATTACAATCCCGCTTTTCACATCTTACCGGCTCATAGTCTCCATTTTTAATGGCAATAATGGTAGGGACATTCTTCTCGACCTCTGCCAGCGCAGCATCCATAAGGCTCTGCTCCACCTGTATAATCTCAATATCCGGGTACTCTTCCTTGGATGCTGCTGCAATCTTGAAGGGAAGTTTTTTACCTGTATTTATCTCAACAACCTTCTGATATACTGCTCCCTGCAGGTCATATCCCCAGTTGCGAATAAAGTCCATGTTTCCAAAATCCGCCGAATAGAACCTTTTTCCCAAGGACTCCATTACCTTAAGGTCTACAATCAACTTATCTGGGAAGTACTTGTCCATCTTGATTTTCCACTTGACCCCAAAGAGTTCAGCAGTCATAATCACCTGACTTTGCCCCGCCATATGTGCCATAAAGTAATTGTCCCGTTCAATTCTGTTAATTACGTTTTCCGCTTTCTTGTATTCCGCCTTTAACGTGCCTGTTTTGGTAAATAATTCGGGATGTTGTGCCCTGAATATATCCAGTGTTCCTTCAAAATGTGCATCTACATAGGAACCCTGCAAAAGAGCAGTGCTTTTCTCATCCTCCCACTCTCCTCTAAGTTCTGCCATTGCTTTGGCTTCACATCCGGTTCTTCCAAGGCATCCAACAAATTTTTTGTACTGGGAAACGGACAGATATTCCATGTCCGCTTCCTTTGAGTAATAGTTCTCTTCTGTCAAAATCATTTGAATAACCCCTCCGCTTCCTCTTTAATTTTTTCTGATACATCCAGCAGCGGTTCATCTGTCACAACTCTCGCTGGCTCTGATATGTCTTCGACTTCACCCTCAACGGCACATCCCATAAGGGAATTGGGGATATATACTTTTGCAAAAAAAGAAGCTGCTCTGTATGCAAGCATCAATTCCGGCATGGTCTGCCACTTGCTGGTTTCATTCCCATATTTATCTTTTTTGGAATACCACCCTTCTTCCTTTACCATCTGAATGGTAACCTTTGCACCATTAATGATCTCTCCTGTTTTTTTATCCTCTGCTCTTACATAACAGCCCCATGAATCCGTATCCGGCTCACCGAAGTAAACCGGACGGACATTTTTATAAATTGGAGTTGCCTTGATCATGCTCATGCAGGCTTGTCCACTCCATGACGGCTTTCCTTTCACGACATAAAGATTCTGCATTACAAACATGGGGGATACCCCCATACGGTTTGCCATATCTATGGCAATGGTACAGTCCATAGGTTTTCCCTGATACGACTGCGGCACCAAAGTGGAAGAAGCAAACATTTTACCTATGTCGAATATCTCTTTGAAATTTTCGATTGTGGCAAATGCACCGTATGATAATTCGTATTTCTGTTCCTGTACTGCTATTTCTGTATTTTCCATAGTCGCCCTCCTTACAATTCAACTACTGACATCTCATCATCATCCGTGGTTCTGGTCGCAATGAACTGCAGCCCCTTTTCTTTGCATTTTGCGTACAGACGGTTCTTCCATTCCGTGGATAATCGTTCCACACCATCAATCAGGATAATCTGCAGCCCCTTCGGGTTCTGAATTGCCACATCAATGCAAAGGTCAAGTTTCTCACCATCTGACAAATTAGAAATAGGAAGCCCGTTAATAAGAGGTGTGCCATCTTTTACGGTAAGCCCGGCAATAGGGATTTTGCAGTCTGCAAGGATCTCTCCCGGTAAAGTTCGGGCCTTTTCGATTTTTGTTGTAAGTTCCTGTGACTTCGCAGACAAATCTTCGATCTCGCTTTGCAAACTAAGCATTCTCTTGTACTCGTTGATGTGGGACTTCATTTTTTCGATTTCCTGTGCCTGTTCTACTAATTCCGTTACATCCGCCGCTTCCTTGTCTCTGTAGTCCTTGTATGCTTCAACTTCCGCATCATACTTGGCAACATTGGCTTTGTATTCCTGCTCCACAACGGAAATCTTGTCAGCAAGTCTTTCGTCCAGACCGTCTTTTTCTGCCTGCAGCGCTTTCATCTGCTCCTGCAACTGCACCATATCTTTGTCAATCTGTGCTTTGCGGTTTCCAAATTCCGTGTTAAGTGCTGCTTTTCCGATTTCCATGTCTGCTTCAAATTTTCGCACCTTACTGTCTCTTTCATCCAAAAGAGACTTTGCTTTTCTGATTTCTTCGTTTTCCTTACGGATGCGTTCAATCTGCTGGTAAATTTCGCCAGCACTTGCCTTTTCCCATTTTTCGAGGTTATAGTTCGCCGGAATTGTAGCGCCAATTTCTTCCACAAATGCCTTCTTATTGCGAATATCCCGGTTAATATCCGTTCTGTGCTGGAAATACTCCCCATTTTCGCTCTGAATATCATTGAGAACGCAAAGGATATTCTGGTCGTAGGAAACCCATCCGGGAATTTCCCCAAACCATTCCTTGATTTTATTCATATCCCAGTTGTACTCAATCATGTCTAAGATAATGGCATTCTGCTGCTTTTCCGTCATGCTCATAAATTCTACCGGGTTAAGCTGCAACTCTGTGAAAATGTCTTTCAAAAAGGTTTCGGGGCTGCCAACTTCCACTCCATTGTTTTTAACACTCTTATAATCTGCCTGATTGGTTCGTGCCTTTCTGTTAATTCTTAAGCCGGTATCTGTTTCAATGAGGACTTCTCCCTCTGTTTCACCGTTGCGGACTATGTATTTACGGTCCGACTTGTTTGTGAGCGCATATTTGATGGCATCAATCACGGAAGATTTACCAACTCCGTTTTTTCCGGAGAGTTCTACGCATTCTCCACCGGCTTCGTATTCCTTAATTCCAAAAAGATTTTTGATTTTTAACTTTGTAATATTCATCATTACCTCCTAAATAAATTCAAATTTGATTTGCTCGTAGTCCGAATGCAACATTTCATCCAGTTTTCTGCTCCGAAATTCCTCTTTTGCTTCTTCCTCTCTGCAATCGTCGCACACCCCATTCTGTAAATCTCCGGGGTCGCACAGGCAGTGGCAGACTCTACATTCCACCATTGCCATCCCCCTTATCGATGTCCTCAAATACATTGGCGCACAGTAAACGCATTGTTTCTTTCTGTGCTTCTTTATCTCCCGGATGTGTGTTTTGTAATACCTTAAGTGTCATTGTTTCTAAACCGACCAGCAATGCGGCGGGATGTCCCTTTATACTGATTTTTTCATTTGTAGTCCCAGCCTTTCGTTCATACGAAAAAGTAGTTTCTGTAAAAGTGGCTGCTATAAGTGTTGCTAAAATGTTGTCCATCGATTGACTTACCTTTCCTTTCCTGCTAAAATAAGCATAAAAATAACATTACGTGTTGTTTTGACCCTGTTCAGCTTCCCGGCCTGCAGGGTCTTTTTCATTATTCTGTTTTTCTTTCCATTCTTCGGTGCCGACTATGAGTCCGGCTTCTTCCCATGACATGTATTCCATATCTGCCTCCTGCTTCTGCTCTGGCGCATATCCCGCTTACCAGTGCAATGATGATTAAGACGGTACTGGTGCAGTAGCCTGTCCCACATTCTATGGCTCCGGCTATGCCGGCAATCCCGACCAGGCCACATATAAAACTGACACTGGATAAAATCTTGTGCATCTGCACGGCTTGTCCTCCTTTCTTGTATTCTCCTGCGCCCTCCATGCGACACGCAGACAAATGGACTATCTGCGCATCACTATCTACAATCTATAGAGGAAAGAAAAACATCGCGGCCTGTATGCCGCATGGAAGGTACAGGGTGTTGCTTTGGTACCAGCTTAAGGCTGCTTTGTCTTTTCCATATTCAGCCGCTCTGCAGCCTTAAGGAACCGGCTTGCCGCAGCCTTAAGCTGCTGATGCCTCCGTGTTCTCTCTTCATCAGTAAGGTCGGGGAAATGAACGATGCTTTCCCCGTTTTTGAATTGAAGGACTTCTGTCCGTGAATAGGTTGTCATTTTCCACCACCCTCTCTTTTTTTTGATGATATGTTCTTACCGATTGTCCAGATTACGTTGTTATTTGCCTTTCTTGTTCTGATTATTTGAATTTCTCCTTCTAAAATAGTAAGGTTATATCAGCCCCTCATATTGAAAGGCTTTCAAAGGAAAATCTCGCCTTTGGAAGGAGGTGGCTTACATGAGTTCTCTTTCTGAGAAAGCTTTAGAGATACTTCAAGCATCTGGAAAAACCAAATTTACAACTTTGGACCTTATTACAAATGGTTTTTCCGTAGAAACAGCCAATGCTGCCATTAAAGAGCTTGAAGATGCTGATTACATATTCATTATCAAAACCTATATCAATGAGAACGTTGCTTTTGAATTACTGTAATCAGTGGGATAACCCTGGGTGTTGGTAGCACTTGGGGTTATTTCTTTTCAAATACCTCAATTCCTCCTTCTCGCTTATGGCTCCAAAAATTGTAACTGGCACATGCAATCCTTTTATCCAGCTCCATTCTGACCTTGAAATCCTTTCCGCCTTCACAGGACACTGAAAAAAAATCACAGCCCTCTGCAAAATCAATTCCATTCAGGCGGAACACCTTCTTTTCTACATCCACTTCCAGTGTTTTAATTTCCTGCGGAATTCCAGCAAGAATTTCTTCAAATTTTCCCACTCTCTATCCCTCCTTTCTGCTTTGTGTTTGTGTTGTTTCCGTGGTATAATCTCCTTAACAAATGTAGAAAGGAGTCTTATATTGAAAAAACAAATTTCCAAATATGATGAATATACTCAACGAAATCAAGCAATCAAGAAGCGTACTAAAAAGCTCCGCACAAGTGAGTGGTTTTGGTCAAAAGGCATTACCCTGTTAAACACCCTACTTGCACTAATTGCAGCCGTAGCATCTGTTATCGCACTGCTGAAATAATTGACGCAATGCAGGTTATCAACAAAAAAAATGTCTGTATTATCAACAATGCCTTTTGCTCTTTCTTCACATCTTCACCCTCTTTCCTTTCTTTCTAATCTACATTTTGTAAACTAATAAGGTAAAAAAATATTGTCTTTGGGAAATCCACAAATCGAAGAATATAACATCAAATCCGCTTCGCTCATTCTCACCTTATTATTCTCCCAATTGACTATTGTAGCCCTTGATACATGCATCTTATTTGCAAGTTCTTCCTGTGATAATCCAGCATTTACTCTGACGGCAGGCAACCTGATTTTTAATTGTTGTGCCATTTATTGTAGTCCCTCCTTTTCACTAATTACGTTTACAAAATGTATACTACTCCACTTTTTGTAAACTGTCAATACATTTTGAAAACTTTTTTTACTTTTTGGTTGCGTTTTTGAAAACTGTGTTCTATAATACAATCAAACACAGAAAGAGGTGAATTTCATGGGCACAAACCAATTTGCGGAAATGCTTAAGTATTATCTAATGTTGAATGATAAAACGCAAAAAGATTTAGTAGATGATTTGGGGTTTGATAAATCAACAGTTTCAAGTTGGTGTTCCGGTAATAGAGTTCCTAAAATAGATGTAATTATAGATATCGCCAACTATTTACATGTAAATGTTGGTGACCTAATAGAAGACAATCGCAATGACGAAACATATTATCTTAGTCCAGATGCTCGCGATATGGCACAATTTCTATTTGAAAATCCTGAGTACAAGGTACTCTTCGACGCATCTCGTAAAGTAAAGCCTGAGGACATCCAATTTGTCAAAGAGATGATTGACCGTGTAAGTAATAAAGATTAAGTCCCAAAAATCGGACTATACTTATGCTACCTTACATAATTAAGGAGGTGTTCTCATTGGAAATAAATACAATACTTGCTGATATGCCTTGTAGCATAAAATCTTATGTTATTGCAAATGCCGATATGAGCTTCACAATTGTATTGAATTCAACCCTTTCATATGAGCAAAACAAACAATCTTATCTTCACGAATATGCTCATATTATAAATAAGGACCACAACAAAAAATGTTCGGTTGATATAATTGAACTGGAGGCACATCAAGAATAGGGAGAACTTTTCAAATGACCTTTATGCGAAAATTTTTAGATTCCTTAAATATGAATAATTGGAATGGAAAATCTTCTAAAATAAATAATCCAGATAATTTTTCAAAAGGTAGTGAAAATATAACTCCATTAACTCCACAAGAAATGCAATCTCTTATTACACGATATGAAGCAGCCGAAAGGCGTAATGTACCATCAAGTCCTTCAGACTCTTCACACCAAATTTCACCTACAAATAATAGGCAAGAAGATACACCATCATACATAAAGAATACTCCTGCTGCTACCAATATGAACAATACTATTGATTTTCAGAGAATAAGACAATTTTGGAAGTTATATCCTCCAAAATATAAAAATAATTCTCTTGATGCTACCTTAGAGGAATATTTTCTTTATGGAAAAGTTTTGATGCTCAATCTTTTTGAAAATGGGTCTTCATTAAGAGATACTTTTCCGGCATATTTTGAATATGAATGTCATCTCAGTAATGCGTCAAAGCTCCAAAATCAAATATTAAATGAAGGCTATTTAGCACCTGCTCCTATCCATCTGGTTCTAAAGAGTTATACTGTACAGGAATTAAAAATTATTGCTGATAGTATCGGATGTAAAAAAAGTGGAAAAAAAACAGAATTAATCAACAGAATTTGCCAAAATATGCCCGCAGAAACTATAAATTCGGTCTTGCAAAACGAAAAGATATACGTATTATCAGAAACAGGAGAATATTTTTTACATTCAAATTATGATTATGTAGAGTTACACCGTCATTGGAACTACAATGTTCCATTACATGCTTTTAATCAAAATAGATTTTTAGGAAATAAGAAAAGATCCTTTAATGACAATATATACTCTCTCGTTTCACAACGAATATACCAAAATTGTGTATCTCATAATTATTACATGATGGATGCAGATTTCCTGACTTTATATACCATTGCCTTATATGAACATCGATATGATATTGCTCTCAATGACTATTTACATTCTCTATATTTAAAAAGTTGTTGTATACATACAGTTCAATATTATTCAAATGATTTTTATTATTATACAGATAGCATAAATGACATAATTGTTTTTACAACACATAGTGCTGCACCACTGGTTGAACTGCAACAATTTTATACGCCAGCATTTGTCGAAAATGTTTATGCCGATTTATCTCTCCCACCCAGTTTTATGACTTTGGGAGAAACCATTGAAATGGTTAATGAAATGATTTCCAGCACAATATTCGATTATGACAAATACAACCATCTTCTTTCTATGCGCATAAAACAATATGCTATGTTAAATTCAAAATAAAAATATGGAGGAAATTATTATGAAAAAGAAAATCATTGTACTATTACTCGGAACTACACTTTTACTTTCTGCATGTGGTAATGCCGCCACTTCAGACACGCCATCCCAAGAAAGTACAAGTGTTGCGGCCTCTGTCCCGGAAGAATCAACACCCGTGGAAACTACGGTAGAGTCCTTACAAGAAACTATCCAAGATGCCATCGATGAGATTACAGACGACTATGCCCCTCAGGCAACAACAGAGTCTCTTAATGGTGTATGTGACTTTCTTGAATCTGAAAGCCTTGTATCTGGAGATAGAACTGAAATGGCTGGTGAAATGATTGGCGCAATAAGCGGTATTAAATACGCTGATTCCAACGTAGAAATTTATGAATATGACACAGAATCCGATAAGTATAAAACCCTTGTGGATACTGGTAAGGTCATGTTGGATGGCTTTGATATGGAACTGACTGCATCTGCTATTCATAACCAGTATGTACTCTTCTGTGATGATGCTTCAAATGCAAGTGATATAATTGAAGCCTTCAATAACATGAACTAAATAAAAAAACTGCTCCCGGCGCCAACCAGAAGCAGTTTTAAGGAACCACATCGGGAAAACCCGATACAGTCGCCCTACACAAGCAGATTGTACCATTTTCCCGGTGAAAATACAAGCACCGGGCATTTTTATGTCCAAAAAGGAGGAATTATGTTATATGAATTGTCTCCAAGTGACATATCTCACATTATTATCTATCTAAGAAAGTCACGTTCCGATGACCCTTACATGTCTGTCGAAGAAGTTTTGTCCAAGCATGAGACCCAGCTCCAAGAGCATGCCGTATCTGTTTTCGGGCAAAGAATACCTGAAGCGCATATCTTCCGGGAAGTTGTTTCCGGGGAAACCATAGCCGACAGACCCGTTATGAAACAAGTTATGAAGCTTTTGGAAACCGGCAGCATAAATGGCGTTCTGGTTATTGAGCCGCAACGATTATCCCGTGGGGACCTTGAAGACTGCGGACGAATTATCAATGCTTTCCGCTACACAAACACTCTTGTACTTACTCCCCCAAAGACGTATAATCTATCCGATGAATACGATAGAAAATTCTTTGAAATGGAACTGACACGGGGCAATGACTACCTGGAATACACCAAAAAGATATTGAACCGTGGGCGTGTCGCATCCGTGAAGCAGGGAAATTTCATAGGCTCCGTTCCGCCGTATGGATATAAAAAGGTCCAGATAGGCACCGGAAAGACCGCCTACCACTCTCTTGCTATTATTCCGGAGCAGGCGGATGCCGTCAAGTTGATGTTCAAACTGTACCTTGCCGGAAATGGCTTCACAAACATTGCAAAGAAACTGGATGAACTGGGTATTAAACCGTTAAAATCTATCGTCTGGTCTCCTGCCGCTATCAGTGACATGTTGGAAAACCCAGTCTATATCGGGAAAATACGATGGAACTGGCGGAAGACGGAAAAGAAAATAGTAAACGGCCAGATTGTGAAAACACGCCCGAAGACTTCCGATGTATCTGAATGGGTATACGTGGATGGACGGCATGAGCCAATCATTGACTTGGCAACCTTTGAAGCAGCCCAAGAAAGACGAGGTAAAACCCCAAAAGTGAAAAAATATAGTGAATTGAAAAATCCCTTTGCCGGTCTCCTGTTCTGTGGCACCTGCGGCAAGGCAATGTCCCTTAAAATCTACACACAGAAGAACGGTTCCAAATGTGAAATGATGCTATGCAATAAGCAGTCCTGGTGCAATACTAAATCTGTCAAATATGATGTGTTCGTGGACCGCATTATAGAAACCTTGGAAAATACCATAGCCGATTTTGAATTAAAACTGGAAAACGACGACTCTTCCACTACCGATTTGCAGGCAAGCATTATCAGCAATCTTCAAAATGAATTGAAACGGCTGAAAGAAAAAGACATCCGCCAGAAGGATGCCTACGAAGATGGTATTTATACCAAGGAAGAATATGCATCCAGAAATGCGAAGCTGCAGGAAGAAATAGCAAAGGCATCTGCTGCGCTGGAACAGGCAAGAACATCCATTCCTGCCGCCGTTGATTACAGAGAAAAAATCGCAAGATTTACCGACTGTCTGGCAGCATTGAAAAACACGGATATGTCTGCTACTGAAAAAAATATACTGCTTAAATCCTGCATTGATAAAATTATGTACCACAATCACATGGAGTCTAAGCCCGGAATAGGCAGATATGTGGAGAATGTATTTACCATTGATGTTTTCCTTCGGTTATGATTTCCAACACACATGTGCGAATGAATTGGCGCACCTTGAAATGGTGGCTGCCATTGTACACCAGCTTACAAGAAACCTTTCCATGGAGGAAATCGAGGCCGGTGGCTTTGCTCCCTACTACACGGACCACACTCTCGGCATCTGGCCCCAGGCTGCGGGCGGTGTGCCCTTCAATGCCTGCGAGTTCCAAAGTAAAGGCGATATCATTACCGATTTGTTTGAGGATATGGCTGCGGAGCAGAAAGCCCGCTCGACCTATGACAATATCCTGCGCCTGATTACAGAGCCGGATGTAGTGGCTCCCATCAAATTCCTAAGAGAACGCGAAATTGTGCACTTCCAGAGATTTGGTGAAGCGCTCCGTATCACACAGGATAAGCTGAATTCCCGTAACTTCTATGCCTTCAATCCCGGTTTTGATACTTCCGCTACCTGCGAATAA